AAATTTACCTTTAGGTCTTTTCCTGAAGCAAGGTTGATGTGCTCTGAAGAGGTCCAAGAGTCTGTTGCATCTACCCAGTTAAAGGTTTTATCAGTTGCGCCCTTAAGTGTAATTCCGCCACCGTCTGCAGTTGCATCTGAGGGAGTAGCAACATCGCCAATTACTATGTTTTTATCATCCACAGCTAGTGTAGTTGAATTAATTGTTGTGGTAGTTCCGTTAACAGTTAGATCTCCAGAAAGAGTAAGTGCTGCTGCGTTTACTGTTCCCGTAAAAGTAGGTGATGCAAGAGGTGACTTTGCATCTAATTGAGTTTGAATAGCTGAAGTAACTCCGTCTACATATCCAATTTCAGTTGAAGAAACTGTTGAAGATATTCCAAGTTTTGTCCAGTCAATTGCTGCTGCTGCATTAATATCTGCATCTGCAATTGTGCCATCAAGAATCATTGTGCTTGTTACAGTACCAGAAGGCAATGTTACAGTACCTGTAAATGTTGGTGAGGCTAGTGGTGCCTTAGCATCCATTTGTGTTTGAATGGCTGAAGTTACACCGTCTAAGTATCCAATTTCAACATCTGATACGTTAGCAACAGTTGCTTGCTTGTTATTTAGTTGTGTTTGAATAGCTGAAGTAACGCCATCTAGGTATCCAATTTCAGTATCTGACACATTAGCAACGACTGCTTGCTTGTTATTTAGTTGTGTTTGAATAGCTGAAGTGACACCATCAACATAGTTAAGCTCTGTGGCAGTTGTAGTTAATGCTACATCTTCATTAATTTTGGGTTGAGTTAAAGTTTTATTTGTTAGTGTTTCTGTACCTGCAAGTGATGCAAAATCCGCATCTGAAACAGCTGTATTAAAATTAGCAAGCGTTCCAGTAACTGTATTAGAAGCTAAGCTTATAGTTTTATTTGTTAGTGTCTTGGTATTACCATCAAGAATAACCTCGCCTGAAGCATCTGGAAGGCTTATGCTTCTATCTGCTGTAGAATCTACCACTTGTAGTGTGGTTTCAAAATCATTTGCTGTTGAACCTTCAAAAGTTAAACTAGTAGTAATATTAATCTGACTTGAGTCAACAGTTGTAGTGGTACCACTTACTGTTAAATTTCCTGCTACTGTTACGTTACCGCTACCGTCAGCAAGAACCACTGTTCCTGTGGCATTTGGAAGTGTAATAGTGCGATCAGCAGTAGGATCAGTTACTGCAAGAGTAGTTTCATATATATTGTCTGTTGCGCCCTCAAATGTAATGCTTGAACCAAATGATGGATTTGCTGTTGAATTAGCATCGATAAAGTAATCAAGGTTTAGCCAGTGATTTGTACCGTCACCAATTTTAAATTTGTTTGTATCGGTTTCGTACCCGATTTCTCCTGCGTTTAGGATAGGACCGTTGCCACTGTTAGTAGAGATCCACTGTGCTGCTGTACCCCTACGCTGTTGCATTCTTGTTGCCATATTTATGTCCTCCCAGACCTTTTACTATTATATCAGATAATTAACTAAAATTATCTAATGGACTTCCGCCGTCGTAACTATTATTCCAGTATACTGAATCATAAAACCCAGCAATTTCTGTAGATGTAAAGATTGAATCATAAAACCCTGCATCTTGGAATATGGAAACAATTAATCCAGTTCCATCAATAGCAGTATCATGGATGTGCTGTCTAAGATCAGCGGTATCTGAAAATGTAGCAATCATAATCCATTCAGCAGCATCAGTAGAATAAATAGATAGATGTTGTGATACTGTATCAAACCATAGCTGTCCATCTACTGGAGAAACTGGGGCAGATGATTCAGTAGGAACAATAGGAACTGCTGCTCCTATTAAGTTATCTACATAAAGCTTTGTTACCGCATGTGTATTAAGAGTAGGAGTGGCAACTGTTACAGTTCCCCCGAAAGTACCGCCTTGGGTTACATCTAACCCGTGCTTTACCTTAAAGTCTTTATTGACAGTTGCCACTTCTAGCCTCTTTTCCTAATTATGCTTCGATGTAGGTCTTGCTTACCTTAACAACAGTATCAGCTGCTGCTCCAGTAACTTGAAGAAGAACATTTCCATTGTCATAAACAGCATCTGTTGTTCCTAGTTGAGCATTGCTGATTACATCAGCGTACTCTGTTACGTAAACGTTATTTGCTCCATCTACTGCTACAAGCATTTCAATTACTTCAATATCAGTACCTTTTTTCATTTGTACGATATATTTAGCAGCTGTGTATGTTGCTACAGCGAATGTATCAATAGTTGTTGCTGAAGTTCCAGCAGTTGCTGTTGCAGATCCAACAAGGGCATCTGGTAGAGCAATGCTTGTTGCTGCTGCAGCACCAAGAGTTGGTGTAACAAAAGTTGGGCTGGTAGTAAATGCTACTGTTCCAGATCCTGCTTCATCAGTTAGTGCTGCTGCAAGGTTTGAAGAAGATGGTGTAGCAAGGAATGTGGCTACGCCAGTTCCAAGACCAGAAACATCATTTGCAATTCGTACTGTAAGTGTATTGCTTGCACCATCAATTGTCTTATTTGTAAGAGTTTGTGCTGCAGCTGTTTCTAGTGTACCGTTTAGGTAGAATGCCTTACCAGAAGCAAGGTTAATGTGTTCAGATGAGGTCCATGCATCAGTAGCATCTACCCATGAGAAAGTCTTGTCTGTGGCACCCTTAAGAGTAAGACCACCACCGTCAGCACCTGCATCTGTTGGTGTTGCTACTGAGCCAAGTGTAAGGTTCTTATCATCAATTGTGATTTCTGTTGAGTTAATTGTAGTTGTTGTACCATTAACTGTTAGGTCCCCTGAAAGAACCAAAGATGTACCAGTTGCTGCACCAATGTTTGGTGTTACAAGTGTTGGGGTATTAGCAAAAACAAGTGCTCCAGTACCAGTTTCATCAGAGATGATTCCAGCAAGTTCCGAAGAAGATGTTGCTGCAAGTACGTTTAACTTGTCTGTTGTTACAACAAGAGTTTTTGTCTCTGGAATTGTTGTTCCATTAATAGATGTAGCAGATGCTGCACCAAGAGTTGGAGTAACAAAAGTTGGGCTAGTAGTAAATGCTACTGTTCCAGATCCTGCTTCATCAGTTAGTGCTGCTGCAAGGTTTGCAGAAGATGGTGTAGCAAGAAATGTTGCTACGCCAGTTCCAAGACCAGAAATACCAGTTGCTACTGGAAGTCCTGTTACATTTGTCATTGTTCCTGATGCTGGTGTTCCAAGAGCAGGTGTAGTTAATGTTGGTGATGTAAGTGTCTTGTTTGTAAGAGTTTCTGTACCTGCGAGGGTAGCAAAGTTATCATCGGTAAGAGCAGTATTAAATTCTGCAGTTGTTCCGCTTATAGTATTGTTTGATAGTGAAATTGTTTTGTTGGTTAGTGTTTCGCTACCAGCAAGTGATGCAAAATCTGCATCTGACATTGCAGCGTTAAACTCTGCTTTTGTACCAGTAACAGTATTTGTTGTTAATGAAATTGATTTATTTGTTAGTGTATCAGTTGAATCTTTAAGAACAACTGTACCAGTTGCATCTGGGAATGTGATCGTACGGTCTGCTGTTGGATCAGTTACTGCAACAGTTGTTTCATAATCATCTGCTGTAGAACCTTCAAATGAAATTGAAGAAGCAAAGACACCAACTGCTGCTGGAGCTGCCCACTCAACACCATATGTTGCACCTGATGCTGCTGTAAGTACTTGACCATTTGTGCCAACACCTAAACGAGCTACTGCATCATCTGCACTACCTACAATTAAATCACCCTTAGCATCAACGACACCTGCTGTGATAATATTTTTTCCATTAACGGTCGCAGTTGATCCCTCAACTACCAGTCCCGCCTTTACTCTAAAGTCTTTTGTTACTGTTGCCATTTTATCTCCTTAATTAGGCCTTTAACCCAATACGCAAGTAGCGTAAGGTTATAGGGGTTTGTCCACCCACAGGTACTACAGAAAGTGAAACTGTATCGCCTGCTCTAGATACGGAGATGGTGCCAATATTCCCATCATTATCTACTGTTCCATATTCGCTGACACTAACATCTGTATTGTCAGGAACGATTGTTAATTCTGTGGACCAATATTTATTTGCTCCGCCAGAAGTCTTTTTAATTGAGATCATGTATTTTACTGATCTCCACTCACTTGCTAAAAAGTTATCAAATATTGTGGTATTTTCAATACCGTTAATTGTAACTTCATTATTTCCATCTGAACCAAGATCAGTAGAACGAGCTGAAGCACTGTCAATTAAGTCTTCGTAATTTGTTTGACTTGGACGATCTCCAGTTTGAAATAAAGCTTTTACACTTGCGATTGATATTTTAGCCATATGCTGATTATATCACACTTATATTAGATAATATAGTTAGAAAAACCAATAATTTGAACACCAATTCCAGGCGGAGCTAATGGGTTTACCCCATCTATTCCAATATTTGTAATTCGTAATTTAAAAGGTAAAGTTTCTTTTACTTGAACTTTTTTATAATAACCAGTATTTCTTGCTTTTGAAGCTTTAGGTTTTATATCAAATACAACTTTTGAATAATGGTTTACATCTAAAACTTTTACTTTAGCCATTTGTTATGACTCTTGATCTGTAACTTCGCCAATCATAACCATTTCTCCTTGGCATACCGTCCAAACTCTGGTAGCATCTGATAGTTGAACATCAAATACATCTGCAGTTAATAATTGTTTAGATTGTGCTGGTGTCAAAGATAATGTAAATTCTCCAGGCCCGTCAAGATCTGATGGAGTTGGTGTTAATGTAAATAATAGATCGTCTCCAACATTATCAGAGTATCTTCTAAATTGAGATCTAATTGTCCATAAGTCAACATCAATAGGATCACCTAAATCATCTTGTACATAAATTCTAAATGCTGCACTGTCTCCAGTAACGATAGTCCAATTAATTAGCGGTGGTCTATTTCCTAGATTATAAGTTGTTGGGGCTTTAACTGATGTTAGTGCACTCTCATCTTTATTTCTATAATTTACCATTATGCTAACCCTGCTTTCAATGCTGCCCAAGTTCCATTACCTGTTGGTTTACCAACAATTATAACACCAGTAGTTGCGTGTGATTTTGCTACTACTCCTACTGCTGTTCCTCCAGTTGTTGGTTGAGTTGCTGTTAATCCCCCAGAAGTTCCAGTGTAAAGAATATTTCCAGCGGTATAGGAAGAAGTATTAACATTACTAAAAATACCAGAAATAATAACTACGCCGTCAGTTGCTGTAGCAAAAATATCTTTAGCTAAACCTAACATAGGATAATTCATTGTGTTAGTTAGTTTAGTTACTTGTGGTTTTCCGCTGGTACTATTAAATCCAGAAACATAAACAGGATCACCCTTGGCAATAGAAACACCACTAACATTTGTAACTTCAATTGATATATTTGACTCAGTTGCAAAAAGAACCGATTCCATACGCTCAGCCAAAGACTGAATATCTCCCACAATATCAACTGGGTCGCTTGCTAAGGGATAAGGAAAATCGTAAATTGAAGTCTCAGCCATAATCTTATTATTATACCACTTCCTAAGAAAGTTATTGAAAAGTTATAAAAATGTTACCTAAAGTTTGCTTTTGAGGTCATTTTTATGTTATACTTAATACATGCTACCAACAGGTAGCATTTGTTCTCTAGGAGGTTATTATTATGAGAAGAGACAAGCAAGCTTGGATTGGAATCCTAGCATTAGTTGGTGTTATTGCACCTTTTAGTAACTCTGCTAATGCATCAAGTACCGAAAATAATTTACTAATAAATAAGTCTGTAGAATCTCCTGCCTCCGACAAGGAGGCATTTGTTGTTTCTAAGGCAAAAATGTTAGCTAAATTTGAAAACAGAACACACTTAACAGATAAAGAACTAAAGCAACTCCTTTCTCTTGTAGGGTTTGAGGGTAAGGATTTAGTGGTAGCTTGGGCTATTGCTAAAAAAGAATCTAATGGTCGTCCATTGGCATACAATGGTAATCATAAGACTGGAGACTCCTCTTATGGGATGTTTCAAATTAACATGATCGACAATCTAGGTCCTGATCGTAGAGATAAGTTTGATCTAGATACAAATGCTGAGTTATTCAATCCCGTAAAAAATGCGGAGATTGCATACTATATGTCCAACGGGGGAAATGACTGGTCTTCTTGGAAAGGTATTACACCAAAGACTAGGGCTTGGATGCAAAAATTCCCTAAATAAAACTTTAGGTAATAAAGAACCTCTACTGTAAAAAGTAGGGGTTTTTTATTTTAAACTATATAATATTTTTTAAATTTTAATTTATTTTTTTAACACTTTAAGCGCCTGTAGTAAATGATCCAGATTGACC